CGCGTTCGAAGTGTTCAAAGAATTTCGCCGGATCGTGTAACTATCAACACAAATTCAGATTCAACAGAAATTGAATCGTATTCAATTGATGGTCACACTCCGCTTCCGCTTTCAGGCGTTGGTTCGCTTGTTGTCTTTTACGGAAATGATGAAGGCTTGCTCAATCGTGCAGGAATGACAATTCGCACCGGTGCAGAGTTAGAACGCGCCGCAGCTCTCTATGCGCGTGAGCCTGTTCCACAAATGGTATTGAAATCAAATGGAACAGCATTGCCAGCAGATCGCATCGCTAAACTCCTGGAGTCATGGGGTGCAAGTCGCAGAAATCGCACAACGGCATTCTTGAATGCGGATATTTCGCTGGAGACTTTGGGATTCGACCCGGAGAAATTACAGCTTGCAGCTGCTAGAAGTTACATCGCGACAGAGCTTGCAAGAGCTTTGGGAATTCCGGCTTATTTCATTGATGCCGAAACTGGTTCGAGCATGACATACAGCAACGCCAGCACTACGCGTCAAACTTTGCTGGATTTCTCTCTGATTCCACTGATGAACGCAGTAACCGAAAGATTATCAATGCCAGACTTCACGCCATCAACACAGCGCGTCGAATACGCGCTTGATGATTACTTGCGCGGCTCAGCATTAGAACGCGCACAAATCTATGAAATCCTCAATCGCGTTGGCGCATTGAGTGCAGAAGAAATCCGAGTAGCAGAGGACATAATCCGATGAAGGTATTAACACCATTCACAATCACAGCGGCCGATTCAGAAGAACGCACTATCACTGGCCAAATTGTGCAATTCGATACGCCAGCAAATGCATCGACCGGAAAAGTATTATTCAAATCCGGTTCATTGATTCCAGCATCGGTCAAGCTAAATCTGGAACACGATTCAAAGCGACCAATTGGAAAGACGCTATCAATGGAGCTTGCACCAGATGGCAAGTCAATCAGTGCCACATTTAAGATTTCAAAGACCACAGCCGGCTCAGATGCCATTCAAGAAGCGATGGACGGACTTCGCGATGGATTCTCAGTTGAAGCAAATGTCGCAGATCATGGATTTAACGAGGACGGCACAATGGTCGTCAATTCAGCGACTTTGGTCGGCGTCGCATTAACACACAACCCAGCATTCGATGAAGCTCGCGTCAGTCATGTCGCAGCGACTACCGAAGTCATACCAGAAGAAACACCAACCGAAGGAGACGCAGTGGATACCACTACCGAAAAAACAGAAGCACCAGCCGTTGAATCGGTAGAGGCTTCAGCGCAAATCGTGCATGCTAACAAGCCAGCACCATATTTCACTTCACCACGATCACCAATTGTAAATCTTGGTTCATGGATGGAACACTCAATCAAAGCTAAGTTGAACCCAATGTCAGATTCTGCAATTTACGTTGCAGCAGCTAACGATGACCTTGGAACTACTAACCCAGCTTTCAACCCAACACGTCAGCTTGCAGAAGTTATCAATGGTTTAAGCAATGGAACTCGTGGAGCAATTGATGCAATCAGCCGCGGCACTTTGCCAGATTCTGGGCTTCAATTCGAAATTCCTAAGATTTCTCAAATCGCAACCGTTGCAGCTGTTGCAGAAGGCGGCGCAGTTTCAAACACAGGAATTGAGTCAAGCTTCATTTCGGTTCCAATCACACGCTTTGCAGGTCGCAACATTCTGACCACAGAAATCATCGAGCGCAGCTCACCAGATTTCTTTAACGAGCTTGTTCGAATCATGGGCGCATCAATGGCCTTTGCTCAGAATAAATATGTTGCAGATCAAATCAAGACAGATGCAGTAGCTGATGGAACTTCAACAGCTAACACAGCTGCGGGATTGATTGGATACGTCAGCCGCGCAAATGCAGCCGTTTATGCAGGCACACAACGCTTTGCACAAAACATCTTGGTATCGCCAGCACAATGGACAAATATCATGGGCTACAATTCAAGCGGAATTCCGCTGTTTAATGCTTATCAGCCATCTAACCAAGCTGGTCAAGTCAATGGACAATCACAGCGCGGAGCAGTCCTTGGCTTGAATTTCTACGTCGATAACTCTGGTGAATTTACTGGACAAGGCGATGATTCAATGGTCGTTCTTCAGCCAGATGCATTTACTTGGTATGAGAGCGGAAACTATCGTCTTGATGTCAATAAGCCATCTGACGGAACAGTTGAAGTCTCACTGAACTCTTATGGTGCATGCGCCACAAAGATTGCAGCTGGCGGATTACTAGTCATCAGCTAATAACTAATCATCGACCACAGCCGCTCCCGGATGTGGTCGAGCAGTAGAAGGGAACGGAAATGCCACAGATAGTCACAGCCGCAGAACTGCGCCAAATTCTTGGCGTTTCCGTATCTCTCTATTCCAACGCATACCTTGAGCAGATGATTGACAGCGCAGAGCTGACGATTCTGCCATTGCTTACTGGATACCAATCAGCAGTCACAGAAGTCTTTGTAGAAAATTCAATTGCCTATTACGGAACTCAGCGCGTAAATTATTTCGTGCCGGGTCAAGATGTCGTCATTACCGGGTGCGGCGTTTATGATGCGACAGTCACAGTCACAGATGATCGCATTGCTCCAATGGTCTTTACGTCTGCAACGGGGCAAGCAGACAGCACATACACCATCCCAATCATTCCGAGCGGGCTTGCGTGTATTGATGGGGCAACCGCTGGCGATTTATACTCTGGCGTTGCTCCCATTAAGTCAGCAATTCTTGTTGTGGCCGTTGAAGTATTCCAAAGCGTTACAGCTCCGGGTAATCAGATTATGAGCGACCAATTTCAGCCGTCACCATTCGTCCTTGGCCGCAGCTTGACCAATCGCATCGTCGGCTTGCTTGGGCCATTTCTTGAAGTCGAAACGCTTTGCTTATGACAATTGAAGCCGACATCCGCACACCATTGCAGACTGCACTTTCGACAATTGCAGCCAATGTTTATAACGGCATTCCAGAAGCAATGACTAGCCCATCAATCTGCATCGTGCCAGACGCACCATATTTGGAAAGCACTTTGATCAATGGAGCAACTACCAAAGTCAAGATTAATATGCTTATCACCGGCGTCGTCGGTTATTCGAGCAACGCAGCAGCTTTGACCAACCTTGAAGATTTAATGATTTCAATCATCTCAACTATGCCGGCCGGATACGTCGTTGGAGATGTCAGCTCACCCACACCTTTGGAAGTCGGCGCAGGAAAATTCTTGACGTCTGACTTGCAAGTCTCAACGTATTACACCGACTAAGGAGAAAACTCATGGCAACAACAATCATCACTGGCAGAGACATCACTTTCACGATTGACAGTGATAATTTCGATGCCCAAGCTACTTCAGCGACTTTAACAGTCGATTCGACAATCAATACATATCAAACACTTGATGGAAAAGCGTATTTCACTACTGATACGCAGGGAACTTTCGCTGTGGAAATGCTTGCAGACTGGGGAGCAGCATCATCACTTTGTGAAGCTCTTTGGACAGCTGCAACAAACGCACCAAATACAGGACTTCCAGTGGTATTAGTTGCAGACACAGGCGCATCATTTGCGTTTAGCGTTCAGCCAATCTTGCCATCAGCAGGCGGAACCGCACCAGATGCTCAAACAGTATCTCTTGCATTCACTTGCGTTACAACACCAGTCTTAACAATCAGCTAATAAAGGAGCCGGGAGCATGAAACTAAATATCGAGGTTACTTACCAAACTGGAGAAGTCGCTACCTATACGGCGGCTCCCCCAGAGTGGCAAAAGTGGGAGCAAAAGACTGGATTCACAATTCAGCAAGCAGAAGAAAAGATTGGCATTTCTGATCTCTTATTTCTAGCCTATAACTCAATGAAGCGTGAGAATGCCGGCAAGCCGGTCAAGTCTTACGACATTTGGTGTGAAGGCGTTGCAGATATAGGAGCCGGGAACGCAGACCCAAAAGTTACGCCGTCGGAAGTCTCAGCCGAATAGTTGTAGAGCTTGCAATAGCCACAAAGATTCCCATGAGCGAATGGACGACGGCGGAGCAGATTCTTACGGCCTTTGAGATATTGGAGCAGCAACATGGCGGATGACTTTCAAGTTGCTTATGACAAATCCGACTTGCGTCGTGTTACTGCCGCGTTCAAAGCAATGGATGCAGAAGCCGTTGCTCAAGCCAAAGTCGTCAGCGGCGGATTAGCCACTTACGTCCAAGGCAAGATTGTTCAAGCTGCTGGTCGTCGGCCTAATGATGCTGCGAACAGAATTGCATCCGGCTCACGTGTCTCCAAATCTTCAAAGATTGGAGAATTGTCATTTGGCTTTGTCAGTCAGAAATTCTCTGGCGGTGGCACAACTCAACAGCTTTGGGGCGGTTACGAATTTGGGTCTAACAAGTTTAAGCAATTCCCAATTTGGTCTGGCAGCCAAGGCCGCGGGTCAAAAGGCTGGTTCATCTATCCAACTCTGCGAGCCGAGCAGCCAAATATCATTGCCAAGTGGGAAAATGCTTTCACTGAGATATTGAAGGAGTGGTAATGGCCGGACAAAGTAGAACGCTTAAGCTCTCGATTCTGGCTGATGTAGATCAACTCAAGAAGTCGCTCAACGTAGCCAATAACGACGTTCAAAGCTCAAGCTCTAAGATTTCAGACTTTGGCAAGAAGGCCGGATTAGCATTTGCGGCCGCCGGTATTGCCGCAGCTGCTTACGCATCCAAGCTGCTTATTGATGGCGTCAAATCAGCCATTGCCGATGAAGCTGCTCAAGCAAAGCTGGCCACAACTCTCAAGAACGTGACTGGTGCAACAGATGACCAAATCAAAGCTGTCGAAAAACAAATTCTCAAGACATCTTTATTGACCGGAAAAACGGATGACGAGCTGAGGCCATCATTTGATCGGTTGTTGAGAAGCACAAAAGATGTGACCAAGGCTCAAGAGCTGCAATCAATTGCGCTTGATATTGCGGCCGGTAGTGGCAAAAGTTTAGAGGCAGTCTCAAATGCGCTTGCAAAGAGTGCCGAAGGGCAGAACAC